TCGCCTGGTGACTCACCCCATGGAGCAGAGCCAATTCACGAAGCGACAGGGTTCCCGCGCGGAAATCGAATTCGACGCGCTCCCAATCGACCACGGGCTTGGCTTTGACCGTCACGGCGCACTCTAGGAAAAGAATGCGCGGACACTACTTCTACGCCTTGCGAAAAGCAATAAAAAAGCCTACCGGTTAGGGTAGGCTTTTCTGGGGGGAGAGCAATGCCCCTGCTTTTACGGCACCACATGGGTACAGGGTAAGGCGATTCATCACTCCCGCTCGTATTTTATCCCCGAATAAACGATCCAGCCAACGATTATGGCGACGGCTATGGCGGCTTCAATCATGCTGGCGGCTCCGGCAGCGGAATCCAGTGGCTACACCGCCAAAGCGGACGATGAACCCCGCTCGCGTCCCAAAACTGACCGGTCTCATACGATGACATCTGCCCCATGACGACGCCCGAGTTCTTCGGATCGACCGTCACGAACCAAAACAAAACCCACTTGTCCCATTCCGGAAGCTCGTCCTTGAGCGCGATCCACCCGCTCATTCCCCGCTCCGGCTCACATTCAGCGGCTGATAGTCGTCGACTGCTGGCCGCTCGCGCTGCGCCTGGAAGCGCTGGCGCTCTGCCGCCTCGTCGCGGCCCTGCTGGTCGATCCACGCCATGGTTTGCTGGTGCGCGGCCGCATCGTAGGCGCCGTCGTCGTAGCCCTGATCGTACGGGCCCGCGTGCGCGGCTGATGCGAATGCCAGCGCGAGCGCGGCGAGTAGTGTCTTCTTCATGGTTGGCTCCTGTTTCCCTGCATATTGCGCGCTGCCGAACGGATCGCAAACCCTCCCGAAGGAGGTATCTGGCTATTCTGCCATCTTCCGAGCCGGCTGAGCCCAGCCTAAGCCCGTGCGAGTGCTGGCGCGCACGTCCGCCCAGATCTTCTTGGCCAGGTGCGTGTTCTGTCCCGTGCGCCCGCCGTTTGCTCCCTTGGCGGCCTTCTGCTTGGCCGTGTCGAAGTCGATCCCGATCTGTTTCATTTTCTACCCCCGTAGAGTCGTTCAATCGTTGACGCCAAAACGTCCAATTCGTCGAGCTTGAGCACGCTCCAGATGCGTTTCTGGCCGTGGAGTCCGTTGAACTGGCCCATGTGACAGTCACGGCAGAGCGGAATGCTCGTGAACCACTGGCCCTGCTTGATCTCGTGGCAATCGCTCGGGCCGCGCTGGTCGCACACGCCGCACGAGAGTTCCTTCACGCGCTCGATGTGGCGCGATTCGCAGGCGCGCGGCGCGGGCTTATTTCGGCTTTGCATGGATTAAGAGCCCTGCGAAGTAAAGCGCCGTCGCTGCCGCGAGCACCACGATTTGGATGTGTTCGAGATTCATTCTTCAACTCCTGCGAGATAGTCGACTGAGCATTCGAGAACTTTCGCCATTTCGACGACCGTCCAGAAACGAGGCGTCACTCCGCGGTTCTCTGCGCCCGTCACTTGGCTGGGAGAGCAACCCACGAGGTCGGCGAATTCATCCACCTTGAAGCCGCGGCGAATCCGCTCTTCCTTCAGTCGCTGTCCGAACTCGCCGAATCCCGGCTTTGTGGAATATGGTTTCAAGCTCGTACCGATCATGCCGCCTCCCGAAATCCGTACCGAGCCGTCTTCTTGAGCGGCGCCACACCGATTGACTGTCCATCCCGCATGCGCTTCTCGATCTGATCCGACGCCCAGACGTATTTGCGCTTGCTCACCGTGTCGACCAGTTCCTCGAACACGTGAATCCCGCCGTTGACGGCCGTTAGGTCGTCGCCAGTCGCTACCCTGAGGCCCATCGCGAAGAACCGCTCCTGGATCGAAATAAGCGCGTTGCTGGCGTCATATACGGCGTGCAGGCCGATGTGTTTGTTTTTGGCTTGCTCGCACAGGACAAGGCACACGTTGCAGGCGGTCACAAGCGCGCCCCAGTCGTCTTGCGTCGCTTCTCCCTTGGAGAGCGCCAGCGCGGCCATGTGGACCGTCAGCAGCACCTTTTCCTTCAGTTCGCCTTTCAGCGGTTCGTCGCCCTCGAAAAGCGTCGTGATCGTGTCTTTCGTCCCGACCTTGGGAACGTACTTGCGTCTTGGTTTTCTGCTCGCCGGCATTTTTTCTCCCCTAACTCACGTCAACGATCTTGTGTACCCATTGCTTCGTCTTCGGATCGAGCTTCCAGCCGTAGACATGCAGAGCCCATCCAAGCTTCCTGACCTCGCCGATGTGCTCCGAATCGGCGATCTTCTTCACACGCGCGCCCACGTTCGCCCAACTCGTCGGTTGCAGGCCGATCACCTCGCCGTCGCGGATCGCTATCTGATCGAGAATCCCGAACAGGTCGACGCGGATGCGCGCGCCTGGAATCCATCGCTCGACCGTCCAGACGAGCCAGCCCTGTTCCTTCAGCAGTTCGGCCGTGAGCGCGCTCGGGCTTCTCTTCATGCCTTCTTTTCCTCGAACTTCCCGATCCGGCAGATGTTCCGGCCGGCGACGTAGTGATACGTCGGCAGGTGCTTGCAGTTGCGGAAACCTAGCCGGTTCATCGCTCGCGCTTCCGGCTTGGCTTCTGCGTGGATGCAGTTGCGGCAGTTCATGCCGGCTCCGCGAGGCCACGCCACGGCCATACGCGGATCAAAACTCGGGCACCGTCATCGAGAAACCAAATTCCTCTTTCGAAGAAGGCCATGAAAATCAATCCGGTTGACTCGTTGCGCATTTCGTAGAGTCCCTCACGCACCGGGAGGACATACGACGGGAACCAATCTGTTTTCATGCTTCCTCCGCCAAGCCGCGCCACTTGTCCTGCGAGTAGATGACCGGCGCGCGGATCATGTCGCGCTCGCTCAGCCTGAAATCTCCGAGGCGCCAGTAGTAGCGGCGGACCTGGAAGGCGGTCCCGTTCGCGTAGGTCATCTGGATTTCGTATTCGCCCTCGCGTACGGGCGGTGTCGTGCAACTGATCCAGTCGGTCAGCCCCATTTCTTCCCCTCGATCACGTCTTTGCAGCTCTGCAATACCTCGACCGTCAGCGGTGCGCCATTCCGCGCCGTTCCGCGCTTGATAAGCTCGCGCGCCCAACCGGTATGCGCCGATGACATGCGAAGGGACTGGATGATCTTCTGCTGCTGCTGAAGATTCGAATCGATGACGGCTTTATCTGCCGGCGTCAAATGTTCCAGCTTGGGCGCCGCGTGCGCCGCTGCTTCCATCCGCGCTCGCTTGCAGTGCTCGATGAACTCCGGGAGCGACGGCGGCTTTGTGAAAGCCGTCAGCGCGTCGGCGCCGGCCTTCATTTGCGCGGCAGACAGCTTCCCGATCTCTACCGCCCAAACTTTCTGCACCTCGATAAGATCGGTCCCGCGCCACAGGTCTGCGAAGCGCACGCCGTAGAAGGCGCTCATCTTCGAGAACAGCGCGTCGATCCAGCGCTTCGGGATGGCGTTGGCGGGCCAATCAGGCAACTCGGACGGCTTGTACATCGACGGTTCTGTCATCTGGTTCACGGTGGCGGCTCCTGCCTGTCAGCACTGCAATGGTCTCTGCTCTTTCGTCGTGGTAGCTGCGGGTTGCGGTCGGTCCGTATGCCGCGCGCTGGTTTCTCACCCAGTTGCGCCACGTCGCTGGCCAATCCACCTTCCTGCCTTTCGTGCCCGGCTGAGCGACCCAGTAATCACGGAACTGGCTTGCGACGCTGCCTAGATTCAGGTCCGGTCTTTCGGATTTGCAGAAAGCAATTTCGCTCTCTCCGGGCGTCCAGTCGGCAGGCAGGCGCGTAGCGCGTGCTTCTGCTTTTGACGTTGTTTTTAAAGGTGTTGGTGATGGTGAAGGTGAAGGTGAAGGTGAAGGTGAAGGGCATTGCTCGGGCATTGCTTGCGCTATGCTTGGAGCATCGTCTTTACCCCACCTAGCTTTAGCTGCCTTCGATGCCTTCTCTGACGCTGCGGCCTTGCTGGATAAGGCATCGGACATCTCACTCTCGATTCTTGAGTGCGTCCAACGCCCTTCTTTTACTGAAAAAAATTTCTCAAGAATGGGTCTGTTTTTCTTCCAAAGGAATTTCGAAAAACGGGTGATGTTTTGCAGAATTTCATCGTCATCAGGCGGAGCACCGTTGCGCCAGTAGTCCATGATCAGCAGCAGATAGGCGCCGTGCTGCTCTGTCGTCAGGCGCGTCGTATCCGCGAGGTAGTCGCCGATATAGAGAGGCATCCAGATGTCCGCCTTGCTCATTGCATGCCCCTCATGCCTGTCCCACCGAGGGCCGCTTCAAATGCAACGACAACAGGGTGCATCGACCCAAATGCTGAGCGCAGCACGTGATACCCGACGAATTCCTGAATGTTCATGCCCATGCGGATTGCATCCATCAGCAATTTCTCCGCTTCAGGGACTGGAATCTCGGCCGCCAAGTGGGTATTACCGTCTTTCATAGCCTCACCGTTACCCCTGCTTGGGCCAACTCGACACTGACCGCCAAAAGATTTGCGGGCAAAGTGCCAACTGTCCCGAACAGAAAAAGCTTCAGAACGCGGGCGACCGCCTCTGAATCGTTGTTGATGCCGTTCAAGGCCTTGTATGCCTGCAGGCCTTCGTAGACCGGGTCTTCGAGTCGCGTCTTTACTTCGGTTCGGTACTTCGCACGCTGAGTCATAAGGGGGTGCCCCGTGAAAGTGACCCTCGTAAGGCCTAGCCGCGATCTATGCCGCTGCTTGTTCGGTTTCAGACACACGCTCGTTCGAAAGAGCGAGGTACGTCGAGAAGTTCACGGTGTATTTCGGGTCGTTGACGATCCGATAGATGGTCCGGGTGCTTACGCCGGTGTTGCGCGAGATTCGCGTCCACGAGCCTCGCTTGGACGCGAGCCACGTACTCAGATCTCGAAGTTCTTTCACGGCTTTCCTCCTTTAGGTTGAAGCCAGTATAGACATTAATGTCTACGAACGCAAGACACAGATGGCTAATATTCGCCGGTACCCTGCACATATGTCTAAGCCAATCAGAAAAACACCGTCAGCCGCGCTGGTCGTCCTGAGGGACAACCTGAAGGCGCTCGCCACCGAAAAGGAATGGACTCAGGCGCAGCTCGGAGAATGGACGGGGATCGGCCAGCGCCAGGCGGGCCGCATCCTGAACCTCGAAACCGAACCGACGCTCGCCACCCTGAGCGACATCGCCGAGAAGCTGCGCGTGCCCGAGCCGCTGTTGCTGTGCCCCGACATGAAGGCCGACAGCCTCATGGTCAAATCGACGATTAGCGAGCCATTACGGCATCTAATCAACGAACTGATCCAGCTTGACAACGACGGGGCCCTTACCGCGCAAACGCTTGCCTTCCTAACTACTGGGTTAGAAATGGCGATGGGGTCGGCAAAAGGTATACAGAAACGTGACAGGAATATAAAAGTGGGGGCATCATGAGAGAAAGGGGCGAGGACCCCTTTCATCCCCGAGGAAGAAATGGCCGCGACAACCAAGCCAGCGCTGTATCTGATCAAGAATGAGAACGCCAACAAGAAGCGGCAACCCAAAGCTCCATCAGGGTCATCCGTCGTAATTGAAGTAGAACGAGGCCAACTTCGCGGAAGCCTCGTCAATGCCCTCACCGCCGAGGATGCGATCGCCCTCCTCAGTGGTTTGGCGATGGCCCTCGTCCAGGTCGTCCACGCCCAGCAAGTCCTGTAACTCCCCCTCCCTCTCGAAATGCGCCGCCAGCCCCGGCGCATTTCGCTTGCATAAAAATAGACATCTTTGTCTTGACAACGTAGACACGAATGTCTAAGCTTGTCTCACGGTCGCAGCACAGACCACCGCTCTTTAAAAACCTATCTAGCTGGTCTCCTTCGGGACTCGCCAGCCGGCCTTATCCAGGTCGTGAGCCAACTACAGCAACCCGAGCTAGGCCGATTCAGGCTACCGGGCAATGTTGAACGAGGTTGGCGAAGAAGTTTTCTCAAGGCGCATCCGACAGGGTGCTCCGTGACAAGACCACACAGGGGATGGACATGAGCCAGCTTGCGGAAGACCTGATCGAACTGAAGCGCCTTGCAACAGGGGGCGCCGGTGCTCTCACCGAGCATTTGCTTCGAGAAGTTGCGTTGAACCTGATAGCCGAAGGGGTGAGCGATGAACGACAAGGCGCTTAACGAGTGGCGGAATCGGCCGCTTAAGGTCCGCGTGCTGGACCGGTGCGACGAATGCGCAACGCTGCGCGATGACGTGAAGGAGCGCCAGAACTACTGGCCCAACGTCAAGGCGACGTGCTGCGAGGCGTGCTTCAACAAGAAGATTGCAGCGTACGGCATGACGTACTGCTAGGAGAGGGACATGAGAAAACAACGCGACGTAGAGACCTTCCGCTGGCGCCCGGCCTTCTTCCTCGACACGAAGAACGGCCAGCCGATCAGCAACCTCGAATGCAACCCGCAGCAGCGATCGGCGATGCAACAGACGGCAGCCTTGATCTTCACGCAACTGAACCTGATGCACGCACACGCACGTAAATAAGGGGACTGACATGGAACTCGCAATCGCATTCGCAGCAATCGGCTTTGTCGACTGGTTTCTCTTCGGGTGGAAGTCATGAAATACGGATGCACCCCGATAGGGGTCACGCAGTTAGGCGATCACGTCTTTGACCGCGAGCTATCCGATATGGAAAAGACCCAAGAGTCGATCGAGTGGTTTCGCCGGCAGGGGATCGATGACAGCGACCTGCTGACGCCCGAAGACGACGACCACTCCGACGAGCAATTCGACAGGATGGACAGACAAAACGAGTTGAGGTGAGACATGCAGATGATCCACAGCATGATGGGAATCCCTTCCGTCTACCCGCAGTTTCTGACAGACGATTTCGGCGACGAGGTGATGACGGTCTATTCGATTCTGGACGACATGAACAGCTTCCAGATCCAGATCGACGAGCGCACCTACTGGCACATGGAAGCGCTGAACGAAAAGATCGTCCAGTGGGAAAACGGAAACCGCGAGGAATAAACGATGAATTCAATTTCTAGGCAGGTCACAGATCAAGAACTTCGCGGCGTCAATAAGCGCCATGCGATCGTGGCGTGGTGCGCCGCAGTTGGAATCGGCTTGTTGTCCAGCGCGGCCGTCGTGATGTCCGCGACCGGCATGGGGTTCTAAGCATGGCCGCCAAGTTTCATATCTCACTGGCCCTGTGCGCAGTACTCCTCACCGGCCTGATCATTTACTGCTTGAGGTAACCATGGAAGACCACTACACAGAAGCGCGCCACGCCCTGATCAAGGAATGGTCGGAGTATGTCGACAGCCTGGAAGAGCGGCTGGAGCGCGAGAAGGAGCGGCTCGGCGAGCGCTACCTGCTCCACCCGAACAACCGTGTTCAGCGCCGGGTGAAGGGATACGGGAGCGTGAAATGAAACGCTCACGCGTGAAGATGATGCATCAGGTGCTGGATCTTGTTGAGAAGCAAGGCCCGATATGCACGGCCGACCTAGCCAAGATCCTCGGGAAAACGCCGGGCGCCGTGCGCTTCCAGATCAACATGCTGTGGCACTCGAACCCCAAACAGATCTACCTCGCTGGTTTTACCGAAACGGTTGGACAAGGCCGAGATGGCCGCATGTGGGCCGCTGGGGATCAGCCTGACGCGTCGAAGGAAGTCACCTTTGTTCAGCCAAAGAAAACGTTGGAAGAGGTGAACGAAGCGAGAGAACTGGCGTTGCGGCAGAAGCGCCTATCCGAAATCAAGCCGTTTCGAGATCCGCTAGTCGCAGCACTGTTCGGGAGCCGAGCATGAGCCTGATCCCCGCAGCAGTGGCAATTTGGGCAGCAGTCGCAGTCGCCGCACTCGCATTCATCCGCGGCGCGAACTAACAACACAACAGGAGCAGTCGTGAGTAAAGAACTGACCGTTATCGAGCGCGCCGCTATCGCACTCGGCGCAGACGAAGGCGAGAAGGAACTGATCGCGCTTTCGAAGAAGTACACCGACATCGTCGAGATCAAGAACCCGGCCGGCCGCTCGCAGTGCCACGCCGCGGCGATGGAACTGGCCGACACGCGGATCGTCACGGACAAGAAGGGGAAGGCAGCCCGCGAGGATGCGAACGCGTTCCAGAAGGCTGTGATCGCCGAGGTTGCGCGCCGCGTCGCGATCATAAAGCCCGAGGAAGACCGGCTGTTGGCGCTGCGTGACGAGTGGGACGAAGCCCGCGCGGCGGAGAAGCGTGCAGCCCTGGAAGCGGAGCAGAAGCGCGTCGACGGCATCAAGGCGCGCATCGAAAGCTTCATGCTCGACGCCATGAAGGCCGCGCACGGCTCGGCAGCGCAGATCGACGCCGAGGCGACGCGGATCTCCGAGACGGTTATCTCGCTCGACGAGTTCGGCGAATTCACCGGCGAGGCCCAGGACAAGCGGGACCGCACGGTTCGCTGGCTGCGTGAGCGCCATCCGTTTGCCGTCGAGCACGAAGCCGAACAGGAGCGCCTCGCCGTGGAGCGCGCCGAGTTCGAACGCCAGCGCGCCGAGCAGGAAGAGAAGGACCGTTTTGCCGCCGCCGTGCGCGCAGCGGAAGAAGCCGGCATCAAGGCCGAGCGCGCGGAGATCAAGCGCCAGCAGGATGAGATAGCCGCGGCCAAGGCAGAGCAGGAGCGAATCGCCCGAGAGGCACGCGAAGCCGCTGAAGCCGAAGAACGCCGCAAGCAGGAAGAAGCCGACGCCGCAGCTCGCGCAGCAGAGCAGAAGGCCGCCGAGGAACAGGCCGCAGCGGCAACCGAGGCAGCCATCCGCGCGCACGCCGAGTTCCTGAAGACAGGCCCGAGCGCCGCCGAGATCATCGACGCGATCGCCGAGGAATTCGCCGTGACCGATGTTGCCGCGCTCCAATGGCTCAAGAGCCACGTGTGGGCTGAGATCGAGGTGGCAGCGTGAGCACAGCCCTCGTCACTCTAACGTCCAAACTGGCCGCCCGCCTCGACATTGGCGAAGGCGACGGCCTGATGGAAACCCTGAAGGCCACAGCTTTCAAGGGTCAAGTGTCAGACGCGCAGATGACTGCGCTGATGATCGTTGCGAACCAATACGGTCTGAATCCGTGGACGAAGGAAATCTACGCTTTCCCGGACAAGAACAACGGCATCGTGCCGGTAGTCGGTGTCGACGGCTGGTCGCGGATCATCAACGAGAACGCTCAGTTTGACGGCATGGACTTCGAGCAGGACAACGAGTCGTGCACCTGCATCATCTACCGGAAGGACCGCACGAGGCCCGTGCGCATCACCGAGTACATGGCCGAGTGCAAGCGCGGAACCGGCCCGTGGCAGTCCCACCCGAAGCGGATGCTGCGCCACAAGGCAATGATCCAGTGTGCCCGCCTCGCCTTCGGATACGTCGGCATCTACGACCAAGACGAAGCCGAGCGGATCGTCGACATGGGCGCCGCGCAAGAGGTGAAGAGGAGCCCGACGGAGATCGCGCAGCGAGCCGCAGAAGACACGCGCCCGAAGCGAACCGAGTATCACGACGAGGTCGTCAAAAAGCTCGAGAAAATCGCGAAGGAATTCGGCTTCGAGCCGTTCAAGGAAGAGTGGAGCAAGTTGTCCGTCGAAGACCGCTCGGCGATCGGCTTGAACGAACGAAACCGGATCGGCGCAATCGCCAACTCGACGCCTGTCGAAACGACCGAGCAACGCCAGCCAGGAGCCGACGATGAGTGACGTGATCGAACAGCGTAGCGATGCGTGGCGTGCCGAGCGCGCCGGCAAGCTTACCGCGTCGCGCTTCATTGATGCGATCGCCATGACGCGGCCGGAACCGGGCGAGATTTACAAGTCTGGTCCGCGCAAAGGCCAACCGAAACTCCCCGAGTCGCTGGCGCCGCGCGAGAAGTACAAGCGCGAGGTCGTATTCGAACGGATGGCAGGAATACCGCGTCACGAGATCGGCGGCCAAGCGCTCAGATACGGGACAGAGGTCGAGCAGTTTGCTCGCGAGGCGTACGAGTTGTCGACGGGGAACATCGTCGCTGAGGCGCAGTTCGTGTGCCACCCCGAGTATTCGTTCATCGGCGCATCGCCGGACTTCCTGGTCGACCGAGACGGCGGCGGCGAAATGAAGTGCCCGATGGATGAAGGCGTTCACATCGGCACATGGCTCGACGGCGTGCCGCCCGACCATATCCCGCAGATCCAAGGTGGGATGCTGTGCACGGGGCGCCAATGGTGGGACTTCGTTTCCTATGATCCGCGCCAGTGCGAGAAGCTTCGTCTGTACGTGCAGCGCATCGAGCGGGACAACGCCTACATCAATGGCGTCTTGCTGCCCGGTCTACTGCAGTTCAACGCCGAGGTCGAGGCAATGATCAAGCTTCTCGAAGCGAAGGCTGCATGAAAACCTTTGTGCTCCGCACCGTCGACCACGCGAACGAACTGATCAGGTTCCTGAAAGAGCACGCAGGCCCCAGCGCCCGCTCAGGCCATCCGCTGGCGGTCACGGTAGCGGAGCACAAGGCGAAGCGCAGCGGCGAGCAGAACCGACTGTTCCATGCCCTTCTGAACCAGATCGCAGAGCAGGCGACCATCGACGGCAGGCAATACAGCCCCGAGGTCTGGAAGGAGCAGATTCGTCGCCGGTTCATCGGCATGGAAGAGATCGATCTGCCGGACGGAACGAGAACCGAGCGCGGCATCAGCACGAAATCTCTGAACGTCGGCGAGTTTAGCAACCTGATCGAGATCGTCCGGGCCTGGGCTCAGACGGATCTGAACATCGAGGTATGAGATGAAAGGCTGCTACATCGTGATGTCTGTAATCGCTGCGATGTATGTCTTGTCTGAGGCGATATTTTTAATCGATAAGTTCTGATGGCGCATCGCGCCGGACACGATAGAGGGATGGATATGAGATTCGCCTATGCCGATCCGCCGTACCTTGGGCTTGCTGCCAAGTTCTACGGTCATCTGCACCCAGAAGCGGCGGCATACGATTCGATCGACGCACATATCGCACTAATCGAACGCCTCTGCGATGAATTTTCGGATGGATGGGCTATGTCGATGACGACGGGAAATCTGCACGACATTCTGCCGATCGTTCCGAAGCAGGCCCGCATCATGGCATGGGTCAAGCCGTTTGCGTCGTTCAAGCCCGGCGTCGGCGTGGCGTATGCATGGGAGCCTGTAATTGTCATGGGAGGCCGCAAGAGAACCCGCCAGCAACGCACCGTGCGCGACTGGTGCGCCGTCAATATCACGCTCAAGCGCGGATTCACCGGCGCCAAGCCCGCCGAGTTCGTCTTCTGGCTGATGGACGTTCTGAATGTGCAAGAAGGCGACACGATATTCGATTTGTTTCCGGGATCGGGCGCAGTGCAACAAGCGATCGATGCTTATTTCGGTGCGATGTCAGGGCAAGTCCAAGACGGCTTGTTTGCAGAGGATGTCGCATGACCCACCCCACAAAGACCGCCGCTCTCACGCACCTACGAGCGATAAACGATATGAGGGAAGAATGAAGGACGCACGAGTGCAATACCTGCGCGACGCTATCGAACGCGAATGCGGTGGAATTTATGTGGACTACGACGCCGCGCAGCGGGTCATGCATAGCCTCGATGCTAGCGTCGCAAACTTCGCCCAAGGGAAGATGGTCGCGCATCCTGACGCAGAAGGCGTATGCGCTGACGGATCGCACTTCAATCTGTTCGAGCACCAATGCGAACTAGCACATTCGGTATCGGCAGAACGAATCCAGGAGTTGGGCGAGATATTCGGCGTCTATAGCGACGGCGTGTTTAAGATGCACAGTGCGTCATTGCGAGACCTTGTGCGCGTTGCGCTTGCTGAATCTGCCTAAAATTTCACGCACCTACGAGGATTGAAGACATGACCAACGGAAATATCGCGGACCCGAGGATTCTTGCCGAAGAGTGGCATCACGAATTCGTGAACAAGTTCGGACACCCTCCTGACGCTGAAGACGGATATGCAGCCGGATACAGAGCCGCGCTGTCGGTCTGCGCCGATGGCGGCATGGGTGAGGCGGTGTATCAGTACAAGGTCCGAGATTTGAGCGGCTGGCATGACTGCGATGCAGGGGCATATGAGCGGATCACGACAAACATGCCTGAGCATGTGGAAGCGCGCACGCTATTCACCGCCCCGCAAGCCATCGGCAAGGGTGAGGCGTGGATCAGCGTAAAGGATGCGCTGCCACCCATCGGCCGCAATGTCCTCTGCTACATACCGGAGTCGAGCAACGAGTACACGAAGGTCAAGGCCCTTGCTCGATTCCAACACCATGAAGACGCCATCGATTACTACTGGGATAACCAGTATCCCGGCAGAGGCAACATGCACATCGACTGTGCTGTGACGCATTGGCGTGATCTACCCAAAGGACCGGACGCCGCCCCGCAAGCTGAGTGCGCACCGCGTGAGAAACAGAACGTGATGAACATTCCACTGGATGCAGCAGCCGCGATGGCTGATTACGCACCGCAAGCCGAGTGCGCACCGCATTTCCATTTTTGGGCGCAAGGTAAATGCAGAGTGTGCGATATCTCAAGGGAGTGCGCACCGCGTGAGGCGCAGCCGAACTGGAAAGCGCTGCATGCTGCTGCGGACGCTGTTGCAGCTAGTGCTGATATTTGGGCGGGGTTCTCAACCCAAGACGCAAAAGTATGCGTAGACGCTTATCTCGCCGCCCCTACGCCTGAGCGTGCGCAGGGATGCAGCTTCGACAAGTATTCGAGTCGCATCTGCGAGCGGGGGAGCCTGTCCTGCGATGTGGAGCATGAGCGTGCGCAGGAGTCGGCAGGCGTGCGGCTGACGGATGACTGGCTATTCGAAAAGCTGTCAGAGATCGCCGACGAGGAAATCATGGCGCGCAATCCGAAGTCGATAATCGATGTAGGGCGACAGATTCTGGCGAAGAAGGAGGGAGCGTAGATGAAGCTCCGACTAGACGAATGGCTTCGACGGGAGTTCGAACCCGCGCCCGCCATCCGAACCGCCCGCCTGTGGATTCGTGACGGTCGAATTTACCCTCCGCCCGTGAAGGTCGGGCGAGCGTACTATGTCGATCAGAACGCCACGTTTCAGGACCGATCAACCCGGCCTTCATTGGCCAGTCGCATACAAAAATAACCATGGCCGCACGACCACGGATTAGACGCCGAGCCAACTGGCCGGCAAACATGCACGAACCGCGCCCCGGCTATTTTGTTTGGCGCGATCCGCGCGACGGGAAAACCCATGTGCTCGGGCGCATGCCGCTCGCTCAGGCGATCCACGAGGCGCAAGAGGCGAATGTGATCGTGGAGAACGCGAAGGCATCGCGAAGCCTTGCTGAGCGCCTAGAGGCATCAAACAGGACCGTTGCCGAGTTGATCAAGCGCATGTCGACGGAAGACCTGAAGCCGAGCACGATCCGCGCGCGCGCCGATTATGACAAGGTGATCAGCACGAAGCTCGGCGGGAAAGATTGCTCGACCGTGACGACGAGCGACGTATCGGAGGTGTTGGAGGAAATCAAAGCGCGGGGCAAGCAACGATGGGCGCAGGCGATCCGCTCGCGGATGATCGCGCTGTTCTCAAAAGGCGTCGCGCTCGGGTGGATGGACAAGAACCCGGCCAGCGTGACAGAGGAAGTGCGCACGAAGGTGAAGCGCAAGCGCCTTACATTGGATCAGTTCAACGCGATCCTGAAGGAAGCGCCAGCCGTCGCGCCTTGGCTCGCCAATACGATGCTTCTCGCGCTGGTATCTGGACAGGACCGGTCTACCGTCGCGGCATGGCCGCGCAGCTCGGTGAAGGATGGCGAGGCGGTTGTGATGCGCAAGAAGACGCAGCGCTGGATCGCAATCCCCGTGGCGCTTCGGATGGACGCAATCGGCATGTCGCTCGCCGACGTCATCGCGCGCTGCAAATCGGCCGATGTGCTGAGTCCGTATCTGATCCACCACGTTCAGAACCGAGGATCGATCAAGCGCGGGGCGCCGATCCATCTTCAGACGATCAGCCTGTCATTCGCGGAAGCTCGGCGCCGGGCCGGAATCCCTGACGAGAACGCGCCATCGTTCCATGAGATTCGAAGCCTGTCGAAGCGTCTGTATTTGGAGCAGGGAGGCGTCGATACGAAGGCGCTTCTCGGACATTCGACCGAGGCGACGGCCGCGCTGTATGCCGATAATCGCGGCATAGAGCCGATTAAGGTCCGAATAAATGCAGCTTGAGTTTTGAACGAATTTTGAACAGGTATTGAACACCCCATTACCGGCAAAGGCGCGCAGGGTAATGGTTCATGCACGCACAGTAGGTATATACGAAACGGGTTTTCCTGTTCAAATTCAATGGCTTGAACCAGATTTGTAGCGCCTCAAAACAGGCATAAAAGCGCAAACACGTCCTAATATAATCAGATACTTGCGCATGGTTTTGAACAGGCGAGATAAAATCTGCCGACAAATAGAAGCCCCTGAGAGACAGCATGCAGAGAAAGAATTACCTCGACGCCGTGCGCGCGTTCGCCGCGTTCCTCGTGGTCATAGTCCACACCGGGATATTCTTCCCGCCGACGTCGATCTCGGTCGCCTTCCCGGCAAGCGCGGGCATGCTCGGCGTTCAACTGTTCTTCGTTCTGTCGGCGTTCCTGATCTTCGATTCGCTCGACAGGATCGAGAGCAAGGGTGGCACGCTCGGCGAGTTCTTCACGCACCGGTTCCTGCGCGTCGCGCCGCTCTACTACACCGCTATCGTCGTGTTCGCCTGCATCGCGCGTGGCGCCCCGCCGTACACGGTCGGAAACATCCTCGCCAACGTCCTGCTCGTTCACGGCCTGGTGCCGTCGGCGAACAATCACATCGTCGGCGGGGGATGGTCGGTCGGGACCGAGGTTCTGTTCTACCTGATGGCGCCCGCGCTGTTCGCGCTGCGCGGCCGTAAGATGGCATTGATCGCGCTCGCTGCGGCGTGCTTTCCGCTGGTGGTGCTGGCCGTGCGGGAGATTCAGCCAATGCTCGGCGAGCCCGCCTACGTCAACCCTAACGGGTTTCTGTATTTCTCGATCCTGAATCAGTTGCCGGTATTCATCTGCGGCTGCCTGCTGTTCGCCGCCCGTGATCGGATGTTCAAGCTATCGGCGCCGGTCGCCGCGCTCGGCTGGCTTGCGCCGCTTGGCGTGGGCGCGTACATCTGGCTGCACTATTTCACCTGGACGCTGACCTTCACGTTCGTTCCGCTGCTGGCCGGCGTGTCTAGCGTTTTCTTCATCGTGCTCATGTCGAAGGTCGACGTGACGAGTTGGCTCGTGCGCGAGTTCGGCCGGCGCGCGTTCTCGATCTACATGTTCAACCTGCCCGCGCTGATGCTCGTCAAAGCGATAGCGGCGAAGGCCGGGGTTGTGCTCCCGTTCTTCGCCGCCGTGCCGATCGTGGCCATCGTCGCATTCCTCGCGGCCGGGGTCACGTATCGATTCGTCGAGTTGCCGTTCCTGAATCTGGCGAAACGGCTCTCACGTGGCGCGGCCCATCACAGCATCAGTGGTAGCGGACTGCGTTGATCCACCCGTTACACGTCATCGTGCTCGTGCCGAATGACGAGTTACCGACTAGAAAAACGGTAGTCGTACTCGCGAGATTTTCAATCACCATCGGCGTTGAAAGAATCTGCGCCTGCCCCGTCGTGAAAGTGGAAATCAGATTGTTGTACTGGCTTCCTGACGCGGGCAGCGTCGCGGAGGTCGTGTTAATGCCAGCGTAGATCGCCGACACCGTGGTCGTTCCTGCCGGATTGAACTGTACCGAACCCCATACCAACCAATCGCCTGCGGTAAGCGATTTGCTTGTGCAGTTCGCAGTCGTGCCGGCCGTCATTGAGGTGGTAGCTGTGTTAGAGCTTAGATTTTCACCGAGCGTGCCGGAAGCGCCTGCGCTACCAGTAGTGACGCCAGAGATGCCGCCGTTTGCCGTGACGAGCCCTGCCGGGGTAACGGTGAACGTGTTCGACCCGCCGCTATTGGCCTGAACGGTAATCGCATTCGTCCATCCCGCGCCGCTCATGGAGTGGATCAACAGACCATTGTTCAGAGTGCCGGTCGTCGCGACAAGGGCGAGGCCGCCAGAATCGGCTGTGCCCGTCAGCCCTGTCTCGATATAGCCGAGTTGCGCATCCATGCCGAGCAGGATCGTTCCAGTCGTCGCCTGGAACTGGTTGACGACACCCTCGATCATTCCCATGTAGCCGGCGACGCCGCCGCTATTGATGAGAATGCCGTCGGTATCGTCCTGACCCTGGCGCGTCACGACGCTGATTCCGTCGATTTCGCCAAGCGTACCGCTGGTCAAGAAGTTGTTTTTGATGACCGAGACGTAGTGTCCATAATCCGCGCTAGACGGGCCGTTCACACCGCTGCCGGTCACCGTCGCGGCAATCGATGCTGCTGCGCTTGACGTGCCGCTATGGCTCCCGCTGTTCGACTGCGTAACTACGTTATCGGAATAGTCGGTCGCCACCCCCGGAAACATCGTGTTGTTTGTGTGTGGCGCCCACCTATGCGTCTCGGTCGTCGTTGTGATCAACGGCGTACCGGTGAACGACGGCGATGCGATGGGAGCCCCACCGAGAGCCGTCAAAGCAGAGCCTGCGTTAGTCTGCCCTGTGCCACCGTTCGCGATCGCGAGCGTGCCTGTGATGCCAGAGAGCGCCACAGGACCCCATGCCGGCGCCGTGCTCGGGCCGGTCGAGAGAATGGCCTGACCGCTACTCGATCCAGTCGGATTCAAGAGCTGGACAGGGTTTAGTGTCGTTGCCGACGCGCTAAGTGCGAAGAGCGCCCCGGCGAGAGATGCGATCAGGCGTTTCATCTTTTCTCCTTATTGGACCGTCGCGGCAGATGCCGGCGCGGCTGCGACTGCCTTCTGCGTTGCGACCTGCTGCTCGATCACGCCGGCAGCGCCAACGGCGATCTCAGCCGCCACGAGCCCAGCCTGAATTGCGGCTTGCGTTGCGGGCGGAACCGGGATAGTCGCCATCACCGTGGCGACGGCCGGCAGCACCTTCGTGGCCAGGTCCTGGACGTTTGCCAGCGTGACCGTGGCGCCAGCCGTACAGGCAGCGGTCAACGGCGGCTGTGCTTCCTTCAGGATCGCTTCGGCCTGCACTGCTGCAGGAAGCGTCGGCATGGTCGCGTCGAGCGCGATGAACTGCGTCACGGCGCCTTGGATCGGCGGGCAGGCGATAGCGATGATCTGCTGCGGGGTGAGTTGCTGCGGGGCGGTCGTGCTGCACGCGCCGAGAAGCGCGATGAAGGCGACCGAGACTACGATGGCAATACGTTTCATGGTGGTTCTCACTTAGGGATTGAAGGCGGGATAGTCGGCAAGTTGCCGGACTTCGGTGGAGCGACAGTCGGTTGCGTCGCTTGAAAGTTCGTGATTCCGTGGAATACGCCGAGCCCGCCGAGCGCGTATTTGATCGCCTCGATCAGACCCGGATCAGGATGGTTCGAGACGACGAGCCCCGTCCAAAGCCCGAGCAGGCAGGCCCCCGCGATGTAGTTCAAATAGGTCTGGTTCATTCCATTCCCCTCAGAAGATCGGTAGCGATGCGCCGCATCCAGCCACCGGCGAACGTCGGCAGGTTGTTGCAGGACGCGAGGTAGAGAAGCCGGTATGCGTTGATGCGGCCGACCACCTTGTCGGCGTCCGCCGCCTTCACCGCGGCGACCGTGACCGGGCCGATGTCGCCATCCGCGTGAACGCCTGCGGCCTGCTGAAGCGAGCGCGCCGCGGGGCCGCCGTTGTAGGCGAAGTCGAACACCTGAAAGCCGATGCGCGGATCGAACTCATCGCAGTGGTAGACATCCCAGTAGTCGCGCTTGGCGATCGCCTTGCACTGGTCGAGCGTCAGCGCCTTGATGTCGAGATCGGGATACTGCGCCGCGCTGATGCCGTACTTCGTGCCACGGCACGCGCCGACGCCGACGCGGCCGCCTGTCCAATTGCCGGGGTCCGACGGGTTGTCGGTGAAGCCGCCCTCGTTTCCGATGACAGCATTGAACGCGTCGTCGAAGCTGGTCATTGCACAACCTCCTTGAGAATCTCGTCTTCCTCATCCTTGATCGCATCGAGTAGCGCGCGCACCTCGGCGAGCAGCGCCATCGTTGCCTGATACTGCTTCTCACCCACCAGCGCGAAGAACGCGAGACTGATCGACGCTTCGAGCGACAGGATCAAGTTGATGAGCCCGTGGTCATGGTCGAATCCCGTGATGACGGATGTCGCCAGCCACACGAACACGAAGGCGCAGAGGCCAACGAGGAACGCTTTAGAGCCGCGCGCCTTGGCGTAGAGTTGAGCGAACTTGCCGTCATTCATGGTTGCTCCCCTGCCGCTCGATAAGCCGGTCAAGCTTCGATTCAATGCGCTCGAATGCCTGCTTGGGAACGTAGTTCTCCGCCACATAGCGCTGATGCTTGAGCAGATCCATCGCGACTTCCGATATCTTTTCCGCGAGCGTGGCGATACGTGCGTGCGCATGATCTGCCGTCTCTTCGTTATTGCCGAAATGCTTGCTCACCAAGGCGCCGATCCATACAAGAACGACGCCGATGATGGTCGAAAGAATGATTGCCCCGCCGCTATCCCATGACATGTTTGATTCCCCGTATCGTGTTTTATTGAGAGCCGCCGCCGACGTTATTAAGTCCGCTCGAATTGACGACGTTGCTTCCGTTTGCCGCGTATGAGTTCGACTGAACGTTCACGGCAGATGAAGTTGATTGAAGATTAACGCCCGTAGTGAGTCCCACGAACACATTCCCCGACACGATTCCTGGGCCGGTGGAGTTGGCAATGACGATGCCATTCGTGTTTGTCGCGCCAGGGTTCTTGCCGATCGTGTTGCCGATGATTGAATAGATGCCACCCTGCGGAAGGCTTATACCGATCGCATTCGTTTGGACGATGAATTCATTGCTGACAATCATCGTGTTGGGGATACTCGTGTTCTCCAAAATATCCGCAACCAACTGATTCAATTGACTGCCGCTCACCGTCAGCTGATCGAGATTGCTAAGGCTTGATTGAGAGGCTATCCCGTATGAGCCCCCGACGAAGTTGCTTTGAGAAACGTTGATGCCCTGGACGTAGTTTCCGTATTGAATCCCGGTCGAGTTCCAATTGAATACGCACGCCGTCACGTTGAACTGAACTGGCGGAAGGGCGGCCGTTCCTTGGACCAGCAGACCATTCCCAGCGGGAGTTGCCGGGCCGTCAAAAACATCACTGATGAAATTGACGTTGGACACGCCATTGACCGCGATGCCATTGCCCCAGTAGTCAGTGGCAACGTAGCCATCGGCGCCCCGGACGGTAACGCCGGTCACATCAGAGAGCGCCGTATTCGCCGGGTTGGGAATCGAGGCTGCGGTCTGGTTCAGATTCAACGCCGTGCCGCCGCCGATCGCGCCCGTCGAAAGCGTCATATCCCGGACGTGAGCCGAGTTGTACGGGCCGATGTAGTTGAGCGTGATGCCGTTGCCAGACGGCCATGTTAGTTCCGTCTTGTCCGCGCCTGCTCCGACAATCGACACCGACTCGATCGTGTTGACCATCGTGTAAGAGACGGGCGAAGCGAAGACGAATTTGCCGGGCGGGAAGTAGGCGCATTTCTGCCCTGCAGGCTCGGCAGCCAGGAGCGCCGTGAGAGCCGTATCGTTGGCGGTTACGCCATTTCCTGAACCGCCATACGTCAAGATGTTCTGGCAGTTGCCCGCGATTGCGGGCGGCTTCGCCATCGTCGTGTTGCCGAGGACGTTCAGGTTCTGGACCGGAAACGTCTGCGCGTGTGCGACGCACGAGAGGAAGAGCGCCGCGATTACCCCGATGATTTTTTTCATACCGACACCCCTGCCGCGTTGACCCAAGTGACAGGTGAGAGTTGAGAGCTCCATACCGGAACCCCGAGCGTTGTGTCGAACCAGAATTGGCCGATGATTTGCGGAGTCGGACGGCTCACCGTCGGGCCGAATGCCGGCGCGAGTTGCAGTGGACCGACAGAACCGGCCGATGGGATGCCGACAGAAAGCGTCGTGCCGCCGACGATGTAGACCTTGCTCACGCCGAGCGGGATCGCCGCCGTGAAAATGATCTGGTTGCCAACGATCGAGTACTGATCCGGGCCCTGATACGTGCCGTCGAAGTGGACCTGAACGTTCGCGGCTGAGCCGTACGACTTCGAGAGCGTGAGCGTCGTCGTCACGTTCGGCGTGAAGTTGACGCCAGTCACGAATGGCCCTTCGCTCGTCAGGTTCCCGGCGCCCACGCTCGCGGTGACAGGGAGAACGATCGCGTTGCCGTTCCCGTCGAACCCCACAAGCGTGTTCGCACGCGCGGCCGCTGTCGGCAGCGTCAGGTTGGCGAGTACGGATTCAAGCGGAACATTCAGGGAGAGCGCCAGCGCCTGCGCAAGCTGCTGCGTCTGCATCGTCAGGTAGTCGAGAGCGTTCTCGACCACGTTCGGGTAGAACCCGGACTGATTCACCAGATCGGTGAGCTGGACGTATGGGACCTTGCGCTGAATCGTCAGCGTGGTTCCCGTCGGAATCGGGCTTCCGACAAGGGGGTATGTGACCGATCCGCCGTTCGCCGTCCCGATCCCTGTCACGGAATACAGGCCGGGGACGAGCAGGACGGGCGCGGCGCCGGGGCTCGTCAGATAGACGAACAACTCCGATTGGAGCGGCACCGGAAAAGTGAAATCGAAACTGAGCGTCAGCCCATTCCCCTGGGCGACGACGGTATTGCTGGTCGTTGAAATCGTCAAGGCAGCCACCTAGTGGTTTGCCTTGCGGTTGCGCGGGTGGCTGTGTGAAGGTGTAGCCGAGCGAGCGCAAGTATTGTTAAGTAATTCTTACTGGTTTCCTTGTCCTAGCGCGAATCCCCGCGCGACATCGAGAGCGTTTTTCGGTTGCTGCTTACCGCTTTTCACGTCTGCTGCGTATTGTAAACTCGTTCCTACTTGTCCTGCACCGGGGATCATCAGGCCGATCGCGTTTCCAACGTCCTTGATCGGGGCCTTGACTTCCTTCCCGTGCGCTGCCTTGTAGATGTCCTGCGCGGGTTTCGCGACTGTGCCGAGGACCGACATGTACGACGGCACGCCGGCCGAGCTGTAGCCTTCAACGGCGGACCATGCATCGCGCAGCATCGGGACCATGCCGGCATATTCGCCGGTGATCGCCTTCGCTGCCCACTTCGCCCAGCCTTCTTTCTTGTCGGGCTTCGCGAGCGCGCCGGCCCACAGCGCCGGGACGATCATTGCCATCATGTAGCGCGCGAGCACTTCCGGCTTACTGAACCCGGCCGTCTTGAACTTCGAAACCATATCCATGTTCTGGCCGAGCGTGTTGTTCATGAAGCCGTAGAGCGTCGTGAACATCTTCACGGCCTCGTTCTTGTCCTGAAGGATCATCGAGCGCGACGATTCGATGTTGCTGCCGTGCGCCTCGCGGACGATCTGATTGGCGTACTCGACCGCATCCGCCTCGCTCATCGGCTTGCCGGTGCCGCCGCGGTTGACGGGAATGCCTTCGGTGATAGCGCGGTCGTAGGCGCCCCACGCCGTCGGCACGGCCGTCATCATGTCCGACCATGCGACAGCGGCGTGGCCGAAGCGCTCGGCGCGCGCGTGCAGGCTTTCCGGTTGGAAGAGGGACGCGGAAGTCTGCCGATAATCCCGATCCTGCTGCATGAGGCGAGCACGGATCTCAGGGAATTTCTCCATCGCCCCTTGAATTTGCCCGCTGTTGTCGGTGACCATCTTCGCCGCGCGCGCCGAGAAATACTTCCCGCCGCCGCCGCTGAAGTAGCCGCTCGACTTAATGCCGGCGCTGCCGCCGTGCTTGAGCACCGTCGAGATCCGCAGAGCGATGCCATTGGCGACGACCATGCGGCGCGTCGCGTTCATGATCGCTCCCAGGCGTGACATCTGCGCGTCGGAGTTCTGGCCGTTTGCCAAGTCACCAACCCACGTCTGCATCGACTTGTACTGCTCCGGGCCGTAGCTGAGCAGAAACTGTCGACGGAAATCCGCGTCGCTCAGGATCTTATGCACGTCGAGCAGCGCCTCGCGGTACGCCAGATCGTGCACGGTGTCGTGCAGGCGGCGTTCGAGCGAGTGATAGTCGAGATCGAGCTTGTCGTAGTAGTTCGCCTTCCGCGCGTTGAGCGAGCCGTTCGTCGTGGTGTCGGCGCGGAAATATCCCTTCCCGAACAGACCCTCGCTCGGGTTGATCGCCGAGGCGTCGGACTTGCGCACGGCAAGCTTCGAGCGGATCGGATCGTAGTCGAGCGGGGAATAGCCGCCGCGCATCTCGCCGAACTGCGTCTTGAAGGCGCGCGGCTCGACGCGATCCGGCGCCGTGTTGCCGAGCCGCTTGTTCATGTCGACCATCGCCGGCCAATGCTTTTCGAACGCATCCCACGTCGCTTGCGTCGCTTCCCAGTCCTTCGCCGTCATGTTCTCGCTGAGGAACGACCACACGTCGCGCGGCTCCCAGCCCATACCCTTCGTCAGCTTGTCGAAGTTCGATTCATTGCCGACGTGCCGCGCGATGCCGAGCATGTCGCCGCGCGTGAGGCGCCGGTAGACCGGTGAGCCCTGCTCTTCCGTCAAATCGGTGTCGAGCAGGCGCGTGTTCGGAACGAGCTCGTGCAGGCTGTTCTGCCAGTCGACGCCCAGTTTGTCGGCCGCCGCGCGGAACTCCATTGACATGCCCTTGAGCATGTCAACCTTCCGGTAATTGGCGTCGAACACCCGCGCGAAGATCGAGCGCGTGAACGGGCCCAGGATCTCGTGCTGGTCGAAGTGATTCGCCTTGAACTGCTGCGGCTTGAACTCGGCGGACGCGGCGCGCAGGAAAGACGACATGCGATCGAGCGCGACCTTGAAGAACGGATCTACGCCGGCGCGCGGCCGGTCGACGAGTTCCTCAGTGGTGAATTTCGCAGCTTGAGCCTGCATCTTGCCGACCAGATCGCCGACGACTTCCTTCAGTTCGACCTTCTTCCCATCGACCATCACGCTCTTTCGCTCGCGCGCGATCTGCTCCATCGAGCGGATCGTGTCGTTGAAGCCGCGCAACTGCTCGACGGTCATGTCCTTGTAATGCATGCGCACCGTCGGATCGAGCATGTCCGGGTGCTGCATCGGCGCGTAGCCGAAAGCCTTCTGCGAGTCGACCCACGTCTGCAGTTGGGTCTGCTGCTTCGTCGGGCCTTCGGGCGGGTTCTTGCGGAAGTCGAAGCGCTCGCGCAGCGCGTCGATCTGTTCCAAGATGTCCGGGTCCATCTTCGCGCGGATGCTCGCCTTGTCGTAGCGCTTCTGACTGTCGACGATCTTCTTGACCTGCGCGACGGCGTCCTGCGCGGCCTTCGCCAGCCGGTTCGAAAGCAGCGCCTGGCGCTGGGCCTCGACGGCTTTCTCGGGGCTCTTCGGCGCCTGTTCGAGCGCTTCCTTGTTCGCCTTCGCTTCGGCGACCTCGTACTGCTTCGGGTTCAGGTCGCGCACGCGCTTACCGGCGATCGCCGTCTCGGCCGCTTCGGTCGCGGCCTTCGTCAGCTCGCGCACGGGGATAGGCGACTTCGTCAGGATCTTGAGCCCGGTCGCCATGAAGCGCGCGCGCGCCTCGTTGTGGACTGCCTCGTTCGCCGCGGCGTCGATCGCCTGCGGATCGGTCAGTTCGCCGTGGCGCTGCAGCATACGCTGATCCGTCAGCTTCTTGATCGCGTTGTATGGCGTGTCGACCTGCGCGAGCAACTGAACCATCTCGCGCCCGGAACCGAACCCGAACGTCTCCGCGAGGATGTCGGAGTCGACGCCCGTCTTGTCGCTGGTCATGCCGAGATCGGAAAGCTTGCGCCAGATCGCATCCTGCGCGTCGCCGAACATGTTTTTCAGATCGGACGTGCTCAGCTTGCCGTGATACTTCTCGTCGAGATTGACCGGCTCAATCGGCGCTTCTTCGCCGTTCGCATACTGGTGCTCCCATGAATATTGATTCTGGCCGCTGCGCTCCGCGTCGAACTTCTCTTCGAACTCGGTCAGATCGTGCGCGTCGAGGTAATGGTCCTCGTGCAACTTCTCCGCCATCCGGTCGATAGACAGCCCGCCCGTCTTGCGCACGATAGGCTTGCCGAAGATTCCCGAGTCGCCGATGTCCCGATGGTCGACGCCCCATTGGCCCTTGATCTCGTCGCGATTCAGGCCGCCATATTTGGCGATCGCTTCGAACAGACTGTCGCGCGCCGGGTCGACTTTGGCGCTGCTCTTGATCTTCGGTTCGGGCAACGCCTGTGTGCCCGGCTCGTGCCCGCGCAACGTCAGGAACTGCCACGCCTGATATATCGGGCGCTTCATGATGTCGCGCGTCGTCTCGCGCTGAACCGCCTTGCGTGTCTCAACCGCCTCTTTCTGTAGCGCCTTGATCGCCTTGTTCTTCGCGTTGCTCGCCCACTTCATATCCCGCAGGCTGCGCGCCTGCATGTCGGATACGGCGTCTTGCGTAGCTTTCTCGCCCAGCGCGGCATAGTCGGAAAGCTGCTTCTCGGTCGCGCCGGACTTCGACAGGTCGAGCGGGAAGTACCCGCGCTGCTGCTCGGCCTGCTTGATGGCGTCGTCGCTCGCGAGAAGGCGGTCGAACACGCCGCGCACTTCGGGCGTCAGTTCGGCGTTCAAGCCGGTAATGCTGCGGTAGACGTTCAGGAGCCACGAGCGGAAGCGCGCGAATAGCGGCTGCATCTCCGCGCTCGGCGCCTTGCCCTCCATCAAATATGTCTCGAAGCCGCGAGCGAACTTCTCGTGCATGTCGCGCTGCTGGTCGAGCGTTCGCCCCTGCCAATCCGCGATGTCCTTGCCGCCCATCCAGTGGATGGCGGTCTGCATGTCGTCCTTGATCTGCTGCGGCACATCTTCGCGGCCGGCGAGATCGCCCAGCGTGGACAGGAAGAAATGCCCACTTTCATGCAAAAAAGTGCTTAAGTCTGCGCCCTTCAGGAGCGCAATCGTGTTCGTGTCAGGGCTGAAGGCGCCGCGCGCAGGCTCGCCTTTGTTGAGCGACTCACCACCTTGCCCGAGCGATTCACCCGCGAGACTCTCGCCGGCGACGCGCAGCGGGAACTGATCGTACAGTTCACCCGGCTTCATGCCGAGACGCTCGGCCATCGTCCGGTAGAACTCCGCCACCGGCGCTACGCTCGAGCGCGACACGTCGTCAGGGAAACGACCGGTCGCCTGCATCTGTTCGAACAGCTTGTCGCCGATTGCCTTAACGTCGTCCTGCTGCGTGGTCTGCTCGTCCTGCTGCGCGACGATGTCCTTCGCCCGCGCTTCCATCTCGCCGGCCGCGTCCTGGTAAAAGCGCTGGCCCTCGGCGTACGTCATGCCGCCTTCCTCGGACTTCAGTTCCGGGAGAATGGCCTTGTCGAGATCGGTGCCCGCGATGTGCGTCGCGTAGTCCTCGATCGGGATCTGTACGTCGCCGCCTGTCTGGACAGCTTCGTCGAGCCGCGCCTGCAATCCGGGAATGTTGTTCGGATCGACTTCGGACTGATGCAGCGCGTTTGCGAACGTCTCGCCGTCGACATAGATATCCGACAGCGGCCCGTCTTCGCTGACCTGCTGGACGTAGTTGCGGAACGCCTCGGGATCGTTCTGGCGCAGCTTCGACGCCGCGGCAATCTGGCTCAATTGCTCGATCGCCGATCCGCCGCGCTCGGCCGTCTCCGCTCGGATGCCGTCGGTGAACGCCTGTTGCACGCCGTCGTGCAGCGGGTTGCGGCCCATCGCGCCCGAGAGCATGGCGCCGGATAGCCCCGACAGGATCGTCTGTTCCGGGTCGAATCCCTGCTGCTGCGGCATGACGAGGTTCATCGCCTGCCGCGAGAGATCCCCCGAAACGGCGCCGGATAGAAAGCCCGTCGCCGCGCGCGTCGCCAATCCGCCCTCTGCGCCGAGAGGCACAATTCCGCCGAGCGTCGTCGTGGCATACGACATCTGGCTCGCGCGGATCGCCTGCTGCATGTCGCCGGTCTGGTCGTAGACATCCTTCCCGGTGTTGACGGCTGATGTCAGCGAAGGGAACGCCATGGAGCGCGCGCCGTGCGCGACAGTCTGAGTAACAGCCTCAGCCGCCGTCGGCACGGCAGTCGCACCTTCCGTAGCCGTGCCGGCGCCGCCCGTCAGCGCGATCTGCGCAAGCATGCTGAGCAGGTTACCGGTCACATCGGCCGCCTTCACGCCGAACGGCGCATCGGCCGGCGCGGCGAGCGCGGCGCGATTCTGCAGCGCCGGCTGCACCATGTTTTTGTACCACCAGTCGGATGCGTTCGTGCCGGCGACGGCATCGATACCGCTGGCACCCGCACCGATGGCGCGATTGACCGCGAGCGAGGACGCATTGAATCCACCAGCAAAACTCTTGCCGAGTTGGCTCACGATCGGCTTGGCCGCGCCCCACAACTGATCGGACACGAGCTTGTCGATGTTCGCCATGCCATCGAAGTCGTCCTGCGCGACGCGCGCGCTGTCCGGGTTCTGCGCGACCCACGTCGCCAGCTTCGGATTGGCCGCCACCGTCGCGGCGTTCTGCTGCGCCTTGGCCTGCGCTTCATAGCGCGGGATGTCCGTCTCGACGGCCGCCTGCGGTACGCCGATCTGCTTGCTCAGTTGCGCCGCGCGCCCGGCCGCGTCCGCGCTCTGGTCGCTGTTGGCGACGACAGTACCCTGCGCCTGAGACTTGATCGCCATGTCCTGCTGGCTTTTCTGGTCAGCAAGGAACGATTCGAACGGATCGGTAGCCTGAGCCGGCGCGGCCACCGGCGCCGGAAGTGCAGGAGCGCCGCCCGGTGTCGCCGGTTGCGGCGCGTTGGCTTGCAGGAATGATTCGAAGTCGTCCGGCATTTATTTTGTCTTCCGTTGCAGAGTGAACGCGGTGTACGCCTGCGCGAGCTCGTCATCCGTCGGCGCGCGGCCCATCACCTTTTGGAATGACGCGACGAGCTGCGGCTTCTGCTCGGGCGGAACCGCCGCCTGGAACTTCGACAGGTCCGGTGATTCGAACGCGCGAATGGTCGAGTTCCCACCGAGCCAACTCGGGAGAATGCTCGGCGCCCCTTGCGTGCCATGCGCGACCAGCCCGCCCGCGATCTTGCGCGTCGTCTGCGCGTCGGGATACTTCTGGTTCTGGTCGTGGTACTGGTCGAGCGCTTCCTGCAACTTCCCGTAGAACATCGTCGCCTTGTCGGCCTTGTCCGGGTCATTCTTCGGGATCGCTGCGTTCACGATGTCGGACACCTCGCCCTTCGTGCGGCTCCAATTGAGCGCGCGCGTTGAACTGGAAACATCCCTCTTCGAGATCATCGACTGCTGGTTGATCAGTTGCATCAACTGCGCTTCGGGCATCTTGCCGAACTGCGCAGACAGATCTTCCTTAGCGAAGGATGCGGGATCATTGATCGCCATGCCCTTCAGCTTGTAATACGTGTTGAGCGAATCCTGCGTCATGTGGATCGCGCCGGGGTTCGTGAGCCGCTCGGTCACGGCCGCCTGTCCCTGCGGGGAAAGCTGGCTGTACTGGGCATAGGCCACGGGGTTCGCCATGAGCGCGGAGAACGATGTGATCGGCGCCGCGCCGGTGGCAGGATCGCCCGTGATCAATTTGCTCAGCGTGCCGGATGCCGCTTGTTGGCGCGCTTGCTGCGCTGAGATGGCTGAATTCGTGTTCCCGACGACAGTCGCCGCCGCCACGTCGCCGGCCTTCTTCGCCGCGATCGGGTCGTTTGTCAGTTGGAGAACATGCGCCTGTGCCGCTTGCCGCGCCTGCTCGGCGTTGGCGTCCTGGTTCGCCTTCATCGTGGCCGGATCATTCGCGAGCCCGACAGGAGGCGGTGCGATCTGCGCGGCGTTCGGCACGCCTGCGGCATTGCCGACGGGAAGCGTGCCACTCACGGCGCCGGCCGCCGCGCCCGCTGGCGGCGCTTGTTTGGCCGCCGCGCGCCAGCCCGGCGACTCGACATCGAACATCGCCTCGCGGACCTTCTGGCGGACGGCAGGGTCGGTCAGGTCTATCTTCTGGTCCGGCGCGATACCGGTCGCCTTCGAAACCGATGCAACATAGGAAGCAACTTCTGACTGTTCCGCAGGAGTCGAGGGAGCATGCCCGAGATCCCATCGGGCTATCGTGTCATTAATCGTGGCGATGCCGTGCTTCGTCGCGTAGGCTTGCAGATTCTGGTCTGCCGCCTGGATGCCGTCGGCCTGCGATCCGAACTGCTGGAACTGGCCGGTCTGCGGGTTCTTCAGGTTGCCCGGATTGTTGTTGCGCACGCCGAGAGACGCGGCGCCGGGCGCCGGGTTCGTCGTCTGGTTCCCGTACTGAACGCCGATCTGGTCGGCCGCATGGCTCGACAGTTCCGCCTGAATCGCCGGGAGTTGCGCCGGCAGGATCTGCGACCGGACATCCGTATGCCGCGCTTTCCCAGTGCTGTCGGTCCAGTCCTCGCCGTTCTTGAGCAGATTGAGCGCCGTCGACGGATCACCGGATGCGGCCATGCCCTTCAGGCGGTCGACCCACGACGCGCTTACATCGGTCTGGATTTTCGCATTGATGTATTCCTGCGGCTCGCCGCGCATCTCGCCGTGCGTCTGCCGCTCGACCGCCATAGCAGCAAGATTCCCGCTGAACGCGTTCGGATCGTTCCAGTGCTGCGCCGCCTGCTGCTGGTAGTTCTGGACCATCCCGTCGCTGGTCTGGTCCTCGTACGTTTTCTGCTGCACCGAGCCGAACCGCGAGTTCTCGTCGAGCACGTTCTGGATGTGCCGCGTCGACACCTGATCGAACATGTGCTGCGCTTGCGGATCGGCCAATGAGTCGCGATATTTCTGGCGCGCTTCTTCAATCGCCTGATTGGCGGCCGGCACGGCGTCGACCGCGGCCTTTCCCTGCTGCTGGTAGAGCTTCGAAGTCGTGTCGCGGACGTCGTTCGTAAACGAGGTGTACGCGTCGTTCGCGTTCGTCTCGTCCCGCACGCCCTTGTACATCATGGCGGTCTGCTGGATGTCGCCGGCGACCTGCTGGCCAGCCTGACCCACTCCGCTGACGGCTTGCGCGACCTGTCCGCCAAAGTTGTCCGGGCCGGCCTGGATGTTCTGCGATGCGAGTGTCCCGTCGCTGAAGACGCTCTGGACCGTGTCGAGTTTCGGGAGGGTTGGCATTTATTGGGTCGCCGAGGGGAACGACTGGTTATAGTTCTTCGCGAACGTGCCGGCGCCGGACAGGAGCGACGAGAATCCGCCGACGAGCCCAGCCGTCTCAGCGGACTGCGCTTTCTCTTCGTCAAGCCCGGCCTGCGCGGTGAAGTCGTTCCCCTGATTGCGGAAGTTCCACGCCGAGCGCGCCGCATTGCTGGTGATCGTCTGCTCGTTCAAGTCGTTGACTTCGGCCAAGCCCTGCTGATTGCGCAGCGCGCTTCCTGAGTTGAGATCGACTCCGCTCGCGCCCATCGCCGCGCGGATGGCGCCCATCTGCTCGGCCGCCTTTTCCTGTGCCGCCTGCAGCTTCTGGTTTCCAGTCTCGATCGCGGCGTTCGCGTTGTAGCCGGCGATCTTCGCGTTATTGGACGCGACCTGCGCCTGATAGCTGGCCGCCCGGCTTTGCGAGATCCCCGAAGAAATCGCGCCGGCCGCGCTGACTGCCGCCGAGGCAGCAACGGCAATTTCTGCGGCTGTAGCGGCTGATATTCCGAATGACATCTCGCTACCCCTTCAGGAGATTGTTATTCAACTGGACGTTGTCGACGCCGCCGAGCAGTTGCTGATTCGTCGATTCGGTCAACTCGATCACGAGCTTGTCGAGATCCGTCTCGTCGGTGGCGTGGACAGTCGTCCAATACGTGTCTTCGAGCGCGTAGCCCGCGCGCTTCGTGCCGGGCTTCGACGAGAACACCGCTTGCAGGTCACAGATCCGACGCACGCCTTCGTCGGTCGTCACGTCGATCAGACCGGACACGATGCAGAGGTGCTCTGTCTTATGCACGGCTCCCGTGAGAACAGTTCCCTTCGGAACCAGCATCTTTCGCGCGTAGACGCCCGGCGCGAAGTGATGCCACACCGGGCACTCCTTCTGCGGCAGCCGAGCAATCTCGGCCTCTAGCCGGTTCACCTGATCGATTAGGGCAAGTTCCATTCATGCTCCGATTGAAAACGGATGGAACAGTACATCAGCTTTGCCCCATTTTTCCGCCTCTCTTACATCGGCACCGAGCCAGCGCAGCCAGCGCACAGAGAGCGCGTGGCGCGCGTCGACGTGACCGGATAGCCGGGGATGAGCCGAGAGCAATTCAGGGAGCAGCGTCTTGCACGCGCGCGCGAACTGACGCGAGTGTTTCTCGACCAGCGGCGTCGTCAGGAACCACGGGTAAGCGGCGCCGAGCATGTCAGGCGAGATTATCCCGAACATGCACGCGACTTCGCCGTCGACGATCCATGACCACGCCACAGACGAGCGCTCTACCTCGCGGATCAGCGCGCGAACCGGCGTGAGCCCGTCGGAATCCATGACCTCGCGCGCCTCGACCGCGCGCATGTTCGGCGCCATCATCAAGGCGTGCGTCTTGGTCGCGGCGACGATCTGACCGAGCATCACGTGTCCCCCACATTGATTTCGGGGATCAGCGCCAGGATCGTGCTCGGCAGCGGATCGGTTACCTGAATGCAGACTTGGCCGGGGACGTTGTAATTCGCCGGCAGCAAAACGCGCTGGTCGCCCGTGAACAGCGTGATAGGTTGGCCCATCGCCTCGGTCGTCCGTTCCTTGACCTCGATCAGGTTGTTGAAGTTCGGGCCGGCGAAGATGCCGCGCGTGTCCTGCACCCTAACCGTCACGTTCGGGATCGTCTTGCGCTTGCTCTGGATCGTGCCGCCCGGCGCCTGCACGTCGATGTAGAGGCTCTGCAACTGGCAGGTGAACGGCAGGCCCACGGTGATCGCGCTGTACTTCCGGTCGAGTGTGACCGTCCCGTTCACCACGGTCTGCTGCGGCGCCACGTTGCCGTCGGCGAGGATGCTTACCGTCTGACCGTCGAGATGATCGAGCCCGGAGATTGATTGCACGGGCGTCGTCACTGACCACGAACCGGCCACGACAGGCCACACCCCTGTGAGCGGATTGACCACGTTCACGATGATCTGGCTGGACGTCGGGATCGACAGGACGTAACCGAGGCCGCCGCTGATGCGCACCACGTCGCCGACCTGCGTCGTGCCGAACACGGCCGCGCTCGCGTTCATCGTGACCGGACTGGCGAGAATCGTCTGAAGCGCCGCGCCCGAGCCGCCGAGCGGATCGTAGACGGTGAGCGTCGGGTTCGTCCAGTTCACGCCAGGATTGACGATGTTCACGCCGGTGATGACGCCGCCGACAATGATCGGCGTCAGGATGCCGTCGGTGCCGGTCGAATCCGTGATGTTGATGATCGTGCTCGGGCTGTAGCCGGAGCCGCCCGCGATCACGTGCACGCCGTAGATGACGGGAATCGCATCGGTGGCGATCGGCGTCAGCGTGGCGTTCGGCTTATTCAGCGGGTATTGAAGCCCAGCGTCGACGCACCACGCGCGCGACGGATCGGCCGGTAGCCCGATTGTCGGATCGCCGCCCATGTTCCGGCTCGCGAACCGCTCGATGTATTGCAGGTATTGCCCTTGGATGAACCGCTCGACGATCACGTAGACGACGTTCTCGTTGCCCTCACTGATCGCGCACACCGATTTGTAGAGCCCCTGCGTGTCGTGGTGCGCCCACGCGGACACGTCCTGCTCCTTCAGATAGGTGAGGGAAAGCAGGATGCCATCTTCGCGGACAGCCCATACCAGCTTGAACGGTTCCTCGGCGTACGACCATTCGGTAATCTGGTGGCCGTAGAACAGGTGGTTCGCCATCAGAGAGATGTCGGCGCCGGTGAAGATGTTGACGTAGAAGTTATAGGACAAGTCGCGGACGATCGAGCCCTTCGCCTGCACGTAGAGGATGTCGTAGTTGATCGTCAGCGGCGCGACCGAACTGCATCCGTTGTATGCCTGCGGCACTGCCTCGATCTGGCTCGGCGTGATCGCGGTTCCCGCGGCGCCGCCGTCGATCTTCCACGCGCCGCTCGTCGTCAGCGCGATCAGACTCTGCATCGGCACCAGGTGCTCGATCGAGTTGACCTGAAGGCTCGCGATGGTGATCTCGATGTTGTCGTCATCCTTCGACGGGATCGAGTAATCCATGTTGAAGAAGTCGCCGGACTTCGAGAAGTCGACCTGCTCGGGTGCATTCGCCATGCCGCCGAATACCTGCCGCTGCTGGTAGAACGTCACGCAGCCGGGATTCCCCGCGATCGTGAACGGATTGTTGAACTGCGGTGGCGTGTTCGTGAAGTCCGGGAGGATATTCTCGTCGATGAACGTGTTCGTCCCGGCCTGCACCGCCGTGCCGATGTAGCCGTAGAGCGCGCCCTGCGGCACGAACGAACTGAGATTTTCCTGTGTCCGGTAGATCCGATAGCTGGTCGCGCCAGTCACGGCATTCCATCCGATCGTGTTCTTCTGGCCGACATTCTGGCCCAGCGCCGCGATGCCCGCGCTCGACACCGTGCCCGCCTGCCCCTCAATGCCGCCGACGATGGCCGTCACGGCGTATTGATAGAACGTGCCGGTGTACTGCGTGCCGCCGCCGCTCGTGGTGCACGTGAGCCCAGTCGGGACCGCTACCGTCGATCCGAAGGTGATCGGCGTGATTGTCCAGTTCGCATTCCCGAGCCGCGTCAACTTCTGCGGCGTGTATCCCGGATGCACGAACGTCATGATGTCCGCGCTCTGCGTGAACTTCAGCAGCGCCAGATCAGCCGCGGCATACGGCGTCGCGATCGTGTAGACGCGCGCCGCTTGGCCGCCCGACGTGTACGAACCGTAATTCGTCGTGTCGATCGGAACGCCGAACATGTCGATCAGCGTGTACGTGCTGCCGGTCGAGTTCGCCACGGTCGCGTAGCGCTGGTTCAGTTGGGTCATCCCGCCGAGGTTCGACAGGAAGATGAGATCCCCGTTGCTATACGTGTTGCCCGGATTCGTGATCACGCCCGGATTGGCGTGCGAGATCGAGACGATAGACGTCGGGGTTTCGAGCACATACCCGCCGTTCGTCACGAACCGCAGCGTCATGTCCCCGAACACCAGGATATAGGTCTGGCTCGTGCTGAACTGGAACGGGACGAGCCGGTTCGGCTTCGTGCTGTCCTTCACCTGTCCGACGAACTGCGTGCCGGTGCGCGATGATGCGCCGCCGCGGTAGTCGACGAAGTAGTTGCGCAGCAGCGCCGCGCCGACGTGATACTTCGCCAGATCGACGCGCCCGTACATCGACGGCGCCAGCTCGCCAGCGGCAAAACTCGGAAGGATGATTGGATTCGACATATCAGCCTATGAGCGTGAGCGATTGAGGACCGTACGTGTACATCCCGCCGTCGGGCCACGCCCAATCAGACGCGTAGCCGCGCACTCTCATCCAATCCGGAACCGTGTCGATCACGGTCAAACCTTCGTTGCCGTTCATGCGCTGGGCGTCGATCGCGTACTGCTGGGCCATGCGGAACGCCATCTGCTGCGTTCCCTTGTCGCCGGTGAGCGTCATACACACGCGCGCGCCGAGGTAGGCAGCGAAGCCCTGCACGTAGAGCGCATCCCACATCGCCGTGTTGGTGTTGCGGAACGTGTAGACGCCGATCGCCTGCGGCTGGTTCGTCAGCAGGACTTCGAGCGGGTTTCCGTTGATGTCCAGATCGGTCGACATCAGGAAGCGCACGGGCGGTCCGTACGCGGCGACGCCGGCAGGCTGGCCGGGAATGCCGGGGCTCGCCGTGCCGACCTGAATCATCGGGATCAGTTGGCGCAGCAGCACGCAGTCGCTCGGGTAGGCGTATTCGTAGAGCCACGGCGTCGGGACCGTGCCGCCGTTCGTGCCGTCCTGCAACAGAGTCAGTGCGATCTGCTTTCGGGCAAAGTTCCAGTGTGCCGCGCGCAGCATCGCGTCGACGGCGTTGTCCCAGTGCCGCGCGATCGCGTTTGCTTCGTTGCTGCCCTCGCTCAGGCTCGCGATGCTCGACCGCGTGCCGATCACATCGAGCGCCATGTTCGCGATCTGGACCTGTGACGATGCCATGCCTTACCCCTGGTTCTTGTAGAGCTTCGACGCCGCTTCTTTGAAGCCACCCTTGACGGCGTCCTTGCGCTCTTCCGTCTCTGCTGCGGGCGGTTCCTCGACGGACATCTGCTTGATCTGGACGCCAACGCAGCGCGTCTCGCCGTACTCGTCCTGCGATTCCGCCGTGCTGCACACATCGCCGCAGACGTAGAAGCACATCTGATCGCCGAGCGCCGGCATGTCGCCGATGCCGAGCTTTTCGAGATCTTCCTTGTTCAGGCTGATGCGCAGCCCATACGGATACGGGCTCGGCTCGGGATAGTCGGGACCTTCGAAATCCTTGTCCCGTTTCATGTCGACGATCGCGTATGCCATTTCAGCCTCAAGCCAGGGTTTCGGTCTGGAATCCGACCGTGCACGACACCGTGCCGCCAAGGACGACGTTCAAGCCCTTGAGCGCGCGGAACGGGAGCTTGTAGTACGTGCCTGCCACAGGCGTGAACGTGTCGACAATCTTCGTGGCGGTACCCGTCGACGGATCGTCATAGATCGTGATCGTCGGCGTGGTCGTCGCGGCCGACACGAAGATGCCAAGAAGGGCCACAGACTTGGGCCACACGTTGCCGCTCGCAGAGACCTGCGCGTAGCCGCCTGATTCGACAACGATGTCCGGTGACATGGCCTGCTCCTTATGCGCGAGCCGTGACGTTCGTCATGGCGAGAATCGGGTCGATGTAGCTCGTCGGATGCTTCTTGACCATCGCCTCAGCCGGAGCGTTGAGCGGCTCCATGTGATAGCCGGGGATGCCGCCGAAGGTGATCGTCGCGCCCGGCTC